CACGTGGGGCCGCCACCGCGACCGACACGGATAACCGTGCCATAGCCGATGTCGACCTGGCTAAGCTGCTCAGGCATGGGAGTCTCCTTGATGTGAGAGGTTTAGGCTGCCGGCCGCGACCAGACGTCGAAATCGAGGCTACCGGTCAGGTATTCGATAGTGGCGGGTTTCTCGAAGGCCTCGCCGCGATCGTTCGAAAGGCTGATGAGCCGAAAGTTCGTTGCGCCGACGATGCCGCGATAGGGATGCAGCAGGGCGAGCAAGATGCTGCGAATGGACACAAGCTGCGCAGCGCCCCCAGCAGCCCGGGTGCGGATATCGATCTGCATCACGCTCTCAGTCAGCCGGTCGCTGCCCTGCATGTGCAGTCCAATGTCTCCGGCGACTTTGGTGATGCGGATTGCGGGGTCTGGCGAGGACTGTGGATAGTATGCCCGGTGGATGCTGGTCGCGGGCACGATGGCCGTAAGCGGCGCGTGCGTGGTGAGGATCGTGCGGAAGTCGGACTCCATCACCCTACCCTCGCCGCTCGTGCCGCTGCCCGCTTCGCCCGCCGCTCCACCGTCCGCTTGATCTCGTCGCCGAGTTCCTTGGCCACGATCTCGATAGCCCCCAGCCCCTCTTGCTGGAATGCGGGTCGGCCGGAAGGCTGCGGGCCATGGTTGACGTTGCCATATTCCTGCTGAATGCCGGCAGGATCATTGGTGCCGACATAGACCGTGACCAGCGACTTGTTCTGGTCCTTCCGCGCCAACGCCGCCTGCCGCTTATTCAGCTTTGTGCCGACCACGATGGAATTCTTGAGGTCGTTTCCGCCTGTGGCTGGATCATCGGGAGCGAGATCGCGCCATGTCTCCGCCATTGGCTGCAGCGCCTTGATGCCGACACGGCGGAGGACGCCCTTGGCCGAGGCCTTAGGCAATTCCCCCAGCGCGGCGTCGAGATCCTTCCCGCCTTCAAACCGCATGGTGGTCTTCATGCTGGCGGCGTCTCGCTGCGGGCCGCAGCGGTGATCTCGATGAACTGCCGGCGTCCGTCGACTTCCTTGGCGCCGACGATATCGAACTCCCGGCCCTCGAAGGTAAGGCGGTCGAGGGCTGAAACATCAGCCCACGCGGAATCGTACCGGATAGTGAAGCGGGCACTGAGCGTTGCCCCAACCTCGCCGGCAGCAAATTTCTCGCCATCGCTGACGGGCTTGTAGTTCGCAGCGATCGTAGCCGGGCCCAGCGTGTTCCACACCTTCACCGGGGAGCCGTATTCGTCCTGGGTGTCGGTGCTGCGCTGCAGGGTGATGCGGCGGTCGAGCTTTTCGGGCTTCATCAGACCGCCCAGACCTTCATCGGCGATACGAGCCAGTTGATGGTGTCGCGGCGCTTCTCGGGCTCTTCATGGTCCAGCGTCATGCGGACGTGCATGATGATCGCGGTCTTCATGAGAGCAATTCGGGGATCGGCTTCGTCCTCGATGCCGACGTCATAGGCGACGGTCACCGCCTCGGCGCGGGAATAGGTGCTGGGCCACGACTGATCCGGCACCAACACGAGGCGGCCGCTAGTGAGCAGCGCATAGACCTCTTCGTCGAGGGTTTGCTCAGCGCCGTCGCTGTCGAGATAAGTCACGGTCACCGGCTCAATGATCGGCCCGGCCGGCAGCGACATGAAACTGGAGAAGCGGTCGAAGGCGACCTCGACCGTCTGCTGCGCAACAGAGATCCCCACCCAGCCTTTCGGCCCATCGAGTTCGGCCTGCGCGGCGAGGATGAGCGTTTCGATAAGCTCGTCCCTGTCGCTGCCGGACTCGCCCAAGGCGACTTTCGCCTCCTCGAGCGTGACGAGCGGTTGGGGCTGGGTGGTGACCGTGATGCGCATGGGCTTAGTCGACGAACACGTGGAAGTCGCCGGTCTTCGCCGAACCGCCCTGGGCGAGGACGAATTTGACGCGGGTATTCGCCAGCGGAAGCTTGTCGAGCGCCGCGACAGTGCCGTCGAGCGTGGCGGCGACGCCAGCCGTGGTGTGCGTTGCGGCGCGCGGCATGCAGGACTTCGAGGCATTCACATTGGACTCTGCCCAAAGCGTCTTGCCAGTGGCCTCATCCGTGATAGTGAAGTCGACGCCGTCGGTATAAGAGTTTGCGCCGGGCTTCGCATACTCGATGGAGTGAAGCTCGCCGGAGAGGCGGGGCGAATAGGCCGTAACGGTGCCGTCCGACGCGGTGACAATGGTGACTTTGTAGCGCTTCATGGCGACTACCTTTCTGGCGCTGCGCGCCCGTTGTTGCGGTTCGGGGGGCTACTTGCCCTTCGATTTCCGCTGGCTGGCGGCCTTGTTCACCGGGGCGGCGGACTCGGCCTTGTTGAGGGGTTCGGTCTCAGCCTTCTCGGCAACCGGATCGGCGGCGCCGCCCGTCGTGCCGTTGTCGTCATGGTCGCCTTTACCGCCGAATGGAGCGGGGCCGACCAGTTCGAGGACATGAGGAACGAGGTGGGCGACCTCGCCCTCGACGGCATCGCGGATGTCGCCTTCGGCGTAGGCCTTGTCTCCGTAGTGCTCGCGCACGACGCGGTAGCGGTTCAGCTTGGGCATGGGGGCCTCCTTTCGGTTCATGAAAGCGGGCGGCGACGAGGCCGCCCGCTCAGCATCAGCCGACCGGTTACGACGCCAGAGCGGTGTCGAAATCGCCGTAGATGAAGGCCTCGGGACGATAGACCGCGAGAGCCAGGCGCTCTTCGCCGAGGATCGTCACGAGGTTCTTGATGAAGTCGTCGTTGACGAACCCGGCCTCGACACGGGCATCCCAGCGGTCGAACAGCTGGGCGCCGAGCTTGAAGGCGCCGGTGAGGAACTTCCGCACCGTCATCGCCTGGGTCTCGACGACCGGCAGGCCCCACAGCGTGGGCGTAGTCGTGCCCTGGGGGTTGCCGATGATATAGCGGCCTTCGCCGTCCTTCAGGGTCTCGATGCTGGCCCAGTCGATCGGGTTCAGCACGTGACCCGTCGCCGGATATTCCGCAAGCACCGCCTGCAGCATTGCCAGACGCATGACGTCGATGATGTTGAGGTCGGCCAGCGAGACCGGAGCGGAGTATGCCGTCGCCTGCGGGATGATGCCGAGCAGGTGCTGGCCGGTGCCGTCGCCGTTGAGCAGTTCGGTCTCTTCGACGTACTTGAGGCCGTAGACCAGACGCTCGTCGATCATCGAGCGTAGCTGGCTGATGTCGCTGAGAACCTGCTTGGAGGCCTTCATCCAGTGGGCGATGACCTTGGCCGACGTGGTGACCAGGTCGAGCTTGAGGTCGGATTCCGGCTTGGACGAACCTTCAGCCGTGGCGGCCGCCGAGTTGGTGAACCCGGTTTCCTTCACGTACTCGAGGGTGTTGCCGTCCATGCGGCCGGGCGAGATGAGATCGCGGACGTAGAGCCGGCGCTGGGGCAGCGGCAGGATGCCCGGAAGGCGCGTCTGGTTGATCGCATCGCCAACCGAGCCGGCGGCGTCGGTGGTGAGCGACGTCAGCGTCGCCTTGACGCGAGCGTCGATGCGGCCGGAGCTCGGATCACCCGAGAGCCAGGACTTGACCTTCTCGTCGGTGGTGAAGATTTCGCCGAGCGACTTGGCCTTCTCGCCAGCGCCGGGGTCGCCCTCGGCCAGCTTCTGCATCAATTCGGCCACCTGCTCCTTGATCTTGTTCAGATCGTTGAGCTTGAGGAGGGCTTCGTCAGCCTTCTCCTTGGTGTCTTTGGTCATCTGCTCGCCGGCCTTGACCTTGCCAAGAGCGTCGGTGGCAATGTCTTTGACCTCGCCGAACTGCTTGTCGAACTTGGCCTGAATCTCGGCGGCCAGTTCCTCGACGGTCTTGCCACCGCCGCCGCCCTCGTTGGGCTTGTCGAACACGACGCGGGCAGCGCCGAGATAGCTGGCGTAGGGCATCGCCACAGTGGCGAGCGCGGCCAGGCCAATGAATCGCGTGATGCGAGCCATGGTAGTCTCCTGAGAATGTGTGGGTTGCAGGGTTAGGCGCCGAGCGCTTCGAGGAAGCGGACAGCGTCATTCGCCTGGGCTTCGGGCTCCCCCCGAAGATGCGGCGTTGCCTTGGCAGCGATTGCCGTCGCCATGGCTTTCGAGAACCCTGCATCCCGCAGGAATTCTTCGAACTCGCGGACGCTCGGCAGCTTGCCGGCATCCAGAATGGACTTCACCGTCTCGACGCGCGCCCGGCGGTTGGCCGGGAAGGAGACGATGGAGATTTCGAGGAGGTCGAGCTTCTTGAGCAGGCGGGTGTTCCCGTCCGGCTCGGTCTCGACTTCGCGGTAGCCGATCGACAAACCCTGCACTGCGCCCGCCTTGAGCAGGATCAGCGCCTCGTCGGCAGCCTTCACGCCCGGCAAGAGCCGGCCCTTACCCCAGAGGCCCTTGCCATCCTCGGCGAGGTCTTCCCAGATCCCAATGGGTGAAAAGCTGTCGTGCTGCCACAGCAGCAGCGGCTTGGTGCCCTCGCGCTTGTGCCGCGCCAGGCTCTCGCCGAAGGCGCCGGCGACGACCTTCTCGCCATAGCTGTCGACATTGCCGAAGATCGAGCCGTAGCCTTCGAACACGCCATCATCGCCGACCTCGCCCTTGATCTTGAGGGCGAAGTCCTTGGTGGCGTGGGCGACCTCGGCTCGCTTGGTTCGGATGGGCTGCATGGTGCTACTCCGTCGTCGGGGCCGGGAGCTGCTTCGGCTCCGGGGTCTGGGTGATAGGCACGTTCTGCGACTGCATTCGCGGCAGGTCGCCGCCATCGACTGGTGGCAGGTTTTCGAGGGCGCGGACTTCGTTGATCGTCATCCAGCCGTTTGTGAGCGCCGACTGATAGAAGGTGGAGCGCTCGTCGCTGGCGCCGCGGAGCAGGCCTTCCATGGCGATTTCTACGACGATGCCGGCGGCACGATCGTCAGCGGTTAGCAGCTGCTTCTCGATGGCCTGCTCGATGCGCTTGGCGCGCCGACGCAGGGCGAACTTCTGAAACCCGAGCGTCTGTTCCTTCAGGCCAGTGCCCCAGCTGGTCGACTTCTCGGAATGGCCGATCATGAACGGCGGGACGCCGAAGAACCGGCAGATTTCCTCGACACTGAAGCCGCGAGACTCCAGCATCTGCGCGTCTTCCGGGCTGATGCTCAGCTGCTGCCACTTCGTCCCGCCTTCCAGCACGAGCGGCCGGCCGGCATTCATGGCGCCCAGGAACTTCTCGACGAGCTTTTCCTCGATGACGGAGCGCTGCTCCTCGTTGAGGAACTTGTCGAAGGTCAACACGCCGGAGGGGCGCACGCCGTTGCGGAAGGTGGCGCGAGCCGCCTTGTCGATCGCATTGGCGAGGCCGAAGGCGCGAGCACCGAAGGCGAGGGTGGACATGCCGCCCATCGGGTTGCCGCCGAAGCCACGGATGTGCAGCACGTCGTCGCTGGTGAGGTCGAATTCCTTGCCGTTCTCGGTCCACCGGTAGCCGAGCTTCCCGTTGCCAAGGTTCCGAACCGTCGGCGCCTGCGGCATAATCGGGATCAGCCCGACAATCTCGCCGGCGCCTTTAACCTTCCGAGCATAGGCATTGCCCCACAGCTCGAGGCTCGCCTGCATGAACTCCCAGAAATCGAGGGCCGTCTGGAGGCTGTTCGGGCTGTCGTGCAGCACGCGATAGAGCGTGTGGTTGGTATCGACCACCCTGCCGCCGCCGCTCGGCCTGTAGACCAGCATCGGCAGCGAAGCGATCGTGCCGGCAAGGAGGTTCACGCACGCCCACGCGGCCGAGAGACCGAGCACCGACTTCGCATCGGCGTCGCCTGTCGGCCCGGACTCGGCGAACGTGTCGTCGCGCCAATACTTCGGCTCCGTCAGCGAAAGCGCCTGCGTGGTGTCCTTCCCCAGGATCATGCCGGCGAGCATTTTCTGCAGTCGGTTCATGCGGAGGCACCTGCGAGGGAGGCGATATAGTCGTCCAAGCCGTGATCCTCCCCGAGTTCGTTGTCAGCGGCGCCGGCCGCCATTGCGCATGTCACGAGACCGTCGATGCGGCCCCGGCTACGGTCTTTGTCGAAGGCCCGGTTCTCCTGCCCATCACTGACAACATGCGCGTTGGCAGCGCATGAGGTGGTGACTGGCGAGTCCTCGATGGTGATCGTCTTGGCGAGGATGCGGTCCTCGAACCGCTCGATGCTCCGCGGCATCGTCAACTGCTTGTCTTCGAACCGGACCAGCTTGCCCTGGGCGTGGCTCACGAGCTTGAGGCCGGTGCCTTCCGGCTTATCCGGCCCCTCGAACTTCCACACCGGGAACCCGATCTGCTCGCAGGCCGCGATAAAATCGGCGATGCCGGCCGGGTCGAAGGCCAGAAACTCGACCTCGTGCTCGGCGCAAATCTTGGCGACCTCGGCCGCAATGAAGGTCTTGTCGATCACGGCGCCATCGACGGCGGTGATCAGCTTGGCCTCGACCCACTCGACATAGGGCGCCTGATCTGCGATCGAGCGTTCCTTGAGGCGATCCCGAACGGTCCAGTACCAGGTCTTCTCCCAGAGGTGTCCCTTGTCATCGATCCACGCCGCGGTGAGCGCGGTGAGATCGTTCTTCTTCGACAAGTCCAGCGACAGCCAGCATTTGAAGCCCTTGAGCTTCGCGGGCTCGACGACGCCTTGCACCGCCAGCCAGGCGTCTTCCGCAATCCAGAACTCGGTCGCGCCGACCGGGATTCCGAAGTAGAGCCGCTTGGTCGACAGCGCCGTCGAGAGCATCTGCTTGGCCGTGTTGACCATGCCGTCGATGTTCTCGCGCGGGAACGTGATCCCCAGCGCCGGCAATGACTTCGTCCAGACCTCCGGGGTCTCGAAAATGTTCTCGTGGTCCTTGGCGTCCACCCGAGCGATGAAGCTGAAGGCCTCGTCGTCGAAGAACTTGCCGGTGGCCACCTTCTGGTAGAACGCCGAGTAGTTGGAGCCGACGATCTGGTCGACGGCCGGCGTGTTGGTCCCGAGGAGCATCAGGGCATCGCCCGGCATCTTGCCGATGGCCGCTTTCCAGACCTCTATCGAGGTGTTGGCCTTGAATTCGTGGATCTCGTCAGCGGCGACCAGCACCGGCTTGGGGCCGGACACCGCCTCGCCGTTTGCCAGCGCCTGAAACAGCGAGCCCGATTCCGGGAACTCGATCTTCCAGGCGTTGTCGCCTTCGCCGCGGATCAGCGCTACACCGCGCTCGACCAGCGTATCGGCCTCGTCGACTTCCTCGCCCTCTGCCGGCGGGATAGCCCCGCGACACATCGCGACGGCATCCTTGAACAGCACGTTCGCCGTGTTTCGGTCCTGGCCGATGGCAAAGGCCTTGGCGCGCGGGATGCCGTAGAACCCCGTCATGTAGAGGCCGATGGCCGCCATGAGCGGCGACTTCGCCTGCCCCTTGCCGGTCTCCAGCCAGGCGGAGCGAAACCGCATGCGGCCCGAGGTCTTCCGCCAGCCGAAGATGGAGCCGACGACAAATACGTGCCACGGCAGCAACTGGAACGGCTGGCCGACCTTGGCGCCTTCCGAGATGGTCAGCATCGCCGGGAAGAACCCCAGCGCATGAGCTGCGCGATCTGCATCCCAGACGAGGCCTCGATCCGGGCCGTGCTTCAGGTCGTCGAGGTGGCGCTTGCACGCCGCAATCTCGAACTCGCCGGGCAACGATCCATCCGGCCGGCGTCCTTTCGAAACGGCCAGGGCGTATTCAGTGGTCGGGTCAGCCGACCGACTTGAGGTAGCTGTCGGCCGCGCGCGGGGTTTTCTTGCCACTTTGGACTTTCCCCGCTGCAGCACGGCGGCGCGGCGATAGGCCGAACTCGGCTTCGAGGGTTGCGGCATCCGATGCCGCCTCTCGCATTACGGTGAAGTGCGGCGAGGTCCGCGCTATGGCCCGGCTGTTGCCGCGCTTCGGTTTCGTGACGGCGCCGTTCTCTGCGACCTCGCGGGCCGCTCGATCGTACAGCACATATGCCACGACGAGGCGTTGCAGCGCATGGGCATTGCCGGCGGCGAGCAACTGGCGCTCCCGCAATTCCGTGGTGACGACGCGCCAGTGTTCACCAGCAGCGGCGATCTCGAGCACGTCGGAGAACAGCGACTCCCAATCCGGCTCCGGCACCGTGGCGCCAGTGTTCTCGACAACCTTCATGCAGCTTACCCCTTCGGGGTACCTTCAACTTTTAGTCTGAAAACAGCTTCCAGTGCGAACGACGG